GATTTGGCTGCAAATCCGGCTCCTACTTGTCCCAGTGCCGATAGTAAAGATCCAAGCAGCCCTTGGGATTGACCTACCATAGGTTGGAACTGCTGTTGTGTTGCAAGCCCTCCTAGACCACTAAGGGCTTTAAATTGGTTGTCCTGCTGGTTTTGGAAGAACCTTCCGTATTCCTGGCCAAGTCCAGATCCTAGACCTTCTGCGCTTCTTGCTAAAGCTTGGTTTAGAGCTGAGCTAGAACCGGCGTTAGAATCGACAAAACGTTGCTGTATTGAGGGTAGAACTTGTTCGTTAAACTGTTTCATGGTGGGATCCATTACAGATTTATTAAATACATCCTCGTATTGCTCAGATCCCGGCGGTTGCAAGAACTGGCTGTAGGCTTGACCCGCTTGTTGCCCCATCTGCTGGTTTCCCAGTATCCCGCTCAGAAACTGTTGCTGATCCGGTTGCAGGAGATCGATATTCCCCTCGTTTGACATCCCACCCATCATTGTACGGCCCATCTTTTTCCTCCGAAAATTCCATAAGTATTGATTTACTTCTTTTAAAACCATTTCTCTGGCTATGTCCAGGGTAGTTTGTAATCCAGTATACTTTGTTAAGTTTTGCTTTTATTCTAAAGTCCTTAATGAACTTTGCTAATCTTTCTACAGCTCTTCCTTTTCCCCAATACTCTTTGTCCATAGAGAATGTCTGTATGCATATATCCTTACTTAGCGAATCTATACTAAACCAAACAAACCCCTTAGTGATATTCTCGTCATTAGCAAGAACATATAGATGATTGAGAGGGTTTAATCCGGGTCCGTCCGATGTCATTCGAATACAACTTCCTTCTTGGAATTTGTAGAAATCTTCAGTTGTAAAATCTCTATCTCTTACCTGCTCTACAAGATACTTAGGTATATGTACGGGAGTATAAATCCTTACAAATCTTAGGTCTTCAACCTCTTTATGCTCTTTCATTAGCCTGCCCTATGTATCGAATGTGGTAAATTAGCTGTCCACTTGCTACTACTGCTTGATTTGCTGTAGTAAATCCACTACCACTATTCCAAAATTCGCCTCTAAACGTGTTAGAGATTGCGTTAACTTCTATGTTTGTTCCCCCAGTATACGTTATTGCTGAAGATTGCACTACCCCAACAAATGGTTTGTCGTTTGAAAGTGCTACCTTATATGGTAGCTCCACATATAGATTACCTGCGGCCGTTCCAGCTGATGACCATGCTACATCACCCCATACGTCAGTCGTTAAACCTTGCCTTAAGGACCATCCAGACTGATTAGTATATGTAAATGTACCTGATGCAGAAGAACCTTGAAGAACAGGGGTCCAAAGCTGTCTGCCTACACCAAAATCTGACCTAATGTCTCCATTTATACCTTGGGCGAGCTGTTCATACATTTGCTGCAAAGATAGATTAAGATCTCGTAAATATGACTCCATATCCTCGGGTCTACCACTTTGTATTTGCTCTATCCTTAAAGGTAGTATGATATTTGTTGGAAGCGTCAATTTATAAGTCTCCCACCTCGAGGTTTGAAGAAAGGCTGGAAAGCTTCTATTTTCAAGGGTGAGTTTGTGCCTGAACTTGAAATTTTCATTCTATGTTGAAAACCTATGCCACCCGCTAGTATCCTCTTCCATGACTTCGTTCTGTAGAACTCTTTCTCTACTACCTGGCCTCCAGTTGTGAACGTTGTAAAAGCTGTACTGTCTACATCGTCAAGCGAGAAGTTATTCGCATCTACTACTGTCACTGTATAGCCGTCATCAATCTCCACCATTCCCTGAACTCCGTAAATGTAGATTACATCACCTGTTGTCAGACCGTGTTCATTGGCTGTTACCTGAGCGGGATTGGCTTGGGTAATATTAGATACCTCTGAAATAAACCCTAGGGGAGGCAAAATGTCTGTCATCCTCGTTACATAGGGGGAAATCTCAGTGTTCTTGAAAAATTCTACTGTCAGTTGAGTTTTCTTCTCTACTTCTAGGTAAATGTCTATGTAGTTTAGTTGGGCTTCCTTCCCCTGAGATTGGAAAGGATTCCACGAATTAGTGAGTAGATCACATGAAATATCTGTCCCATTGTCATTACCTTCTGTTTGTAAGGTGTAAATGATGCCAGCAATATCACCACCTAAAAAAGCATCTGCGTTTTCTTGCCAAAAGAAAGACTGCAAGGTTTCTGAATCCATTTCTGTTATTGATACATCAAGATCGTTTCCAGCAATAAAGTCGTCTAATCCATAATCTTCCGTGAAATTTCCATATCCTAAACAGTTCATCTCAATTTGGTATTCTGAAAAAGCTTTTGAATCGTCATCAAAAATGAGAGCTTTAGAATTTTCTGCATCTGTATTATTTGGAAAAAGTGTCCACCATCTCTTTGCATCATAGTCCCTTGCGCAGAAAACCTTTTTAAACTCAGAAACATTAATCTCGTCGCTTGTAAAGTTTTGAATCCTATCGTCAATTCGTCTTGTTTCTACTCCATCGGTAGCAGTTATCCCCCGAACTCCAAGAGCGACTACATATCTGTCATATTCAACTGTTGCCATCTTTCCATCACATGCTCGAAAGTCATTTATCTTATCCCATCTGAAAGGCAAAGAAGGGTCCGGTACAGGTCGAAGGGTCCAAACTGAATTTGTAAAGAATACGATAATCGAATCCTGCAGAGGACGAGCGGATATAATGTGTTCTCCAGTAGGAGCGTCTACAAATCCACCGCCACCAGGTACCAGGTCATCCCAGTTGCTAGGGCCCTGCGCTTGGCACCAACGTGCTCTCTGTGGGAAATTGGATGTTGTAGCCGTTGCGCTGTCATTTTCATATATGTTAAGACATACTAGTCGTTGCTTTATAGCAAACATCAAATCACAACCGTATAGAGTGCGTGTTCCTCCAAGAGCTGGGTTGAAACTTGTAGTAGAGTTTGTGGATACGCTAGAATCATAATATCTAATTCCATCGAGTGAAACTCCATCCCATGCCTTTCCATTTGAAAAATACATCCGGTTTGTAGAGTTAGAGTGTTGCCAATTTTCTGTCCAAATGTAATCGCTGTCTGATCCGCTCATGACACTATTAGCATCTAAAGGATCGAACCTATCACTTGTACCGTTGTAAATCGCTGCATTGGTAGTGTCAAATGCGAGTGTTTGTGTAGTTCCATCTGGGGAATAGTATTTATCTATTCCCATGATTCTATCGGCTGTGAAAAGGTTTGCAACACCACCACTTGTATATGTGGAGAATCCACTACTATCAACGCTGCTAAGTGAAAAGCCAGTAGAGGAAGCACTGGCAACAGTGTAAACATTCCCATTCACCTCTACCATTCCTCCTACATTCGTAATTATAACCTGGTCACCATTACTAAAATTGTTAGAGGCTGTAACGACGGCTGGATTTGCATTTGAGATACCACTTATTGTTCCTGCCGGGTAAACACATATTCCACCGCCAGATCCATAAGCCGTGAAGCCTGTAGTATTAGTTCCTGATAGCTCTAGGGTGTTTACTGTAATATTAGCCGCGGTATAGGTGTTTCCATTTAGTTCAACCATACCGTTTACATTCGAAATAAGCACTGTTTGACCATTGGCTATTCCATGAGCCGTGGAGGTGACAACTCCTGGATTTGCTTGGGTGACTCCAGTTATTAATGTACCCTTGCAATGAGCCATTCTTCCAAATATTTTATACCCACTTCTCTTCTCTATGAAACCATGCTTAATATGAAAATTGTTTAGTTCTCTAAAAGAATCTAGAGGCGCTAAAAAAGGAGAAATATCTGTATCTAAACCAACTTGAAAAGGAGCAATAAATACAGGTTCAGGCATTAGATTCCTCCAACTATATGACAGAATCCGCCAACGTCTCGTGCACTATTGTTTTCATTGTATCCGTAGATTATAAAATCTGTGGTTGTTAGGTCACCAATCTTGAAAAGTCTTGTATTTCCTTCGTTAAAAGGTGTTGAAACAGGCACGTAGTTAGTGTTCGCTCGTGGAGTTGTAAAAGTAACTCTGTATTGTCCAGTTGCTATCTTTGCAATTGAACATCCTGAAGAAAATAAGGATGATCCTGCGTTATTCCACCTGATACTTGCGGCTACAATATTATTTACATCGTAGTCTATGGTTCCAGATTCAAAACGCATTGTATTTAAGGTAAAATCGGTTGATGGTCCACCAAGTCTTCCACCATCTGAAACCTGTGTGATGTTTCCTGATCCATCTTTTATAAATGCTTCTGGAACTCCGTCCCCATCATCCTTAACATAGACCTTAGATGTATCTGCGAGGGTACCAGGATCGTTCGCTACAGCGTCTGGCGTTCTATTTTGAAGGTTAACTGACAGAGGTCTAAATGTATCTTCGCCTTGCTCTATCGCGACCCAATTTGGACGTATTACAATTCCTAGATTGCGAATCTTTGTAGTGTCCTGAGGTTCCGCTTTATCAAATGCCATTTCTTTTTCCTATTTCGAATTCTAAAAATTAGGTGCTGACCTAGTGTTTAAAAGATTCTGGTTTGTCTTTGCTAATACGTATCCTAGCTGCTCTTTATAAAGCGCTGTAACTTCAACATAACTCTCCATCTCGCCCAAATCTGCAAATATGTCTCTGGCAGCGCCATATGCTATACATGGTCCCCATTGGTCAAGTTGAGGTCTATCAGTAGCGTTTACCAGGGCCGGAACTACTGCGTAGGCTCCAATAGAAACCTTGTAAGCAGTGTCTGGAACTGGAAAAAACTGAAACTGATTGTTATACATGAGTATTGATATCGGTCGTCCTGCTTTAAATTGTACCAATGAAAGGTATATTACTTGCCCGTCAGCAGGAGCGTTTGCAAATGTGACCGTGATGGCTCCAGTACTGTAGTTGACAGTAGCAGTACCTCCCAGATTTCCTGTTATAACTACATTTGATTCAGTCCAAGTTTGACTTGTATCTTCAAATGTCTCTACATTGTCTGTTATGATCAGAGAATCTGGCAAAATTGGAAATTGCGTAATTATCGTATTAAATGTTGTGACAATACCATCTCCTGTCCATGGTGTAGACCTTCGAACTTGCATTGGATTGTTCTCTAAAAATGGCGATCTGTCTTGATACCATACCAAACTAAATCCATCAACCTTTGCAGGAGGAACCCAGTTTGTATAGGTCTCATTGTCTAAGTCGTACCAAGCTACATTAGCCTCTGTCAAAAATTCGTAGTAAGTCAGCTTTCTATCGAGCTTTAAGACTGCGGGAAAAGTTAGCTGGTAAAACTTATTGATGTAGTCATCTAAAGAATCATTAGACATCTCACCAGGAGTTAACCTCCCCGTTACAAGTCGTGTCTTCTTTCGAATTTCGGCTAAGTTCCAATTTGCCATCTAATCCCCTCAATTACTAAACGATTGACCCATACGGAATCTTGGTTTCTTTCCTATCATCTTTTTTGTCATTCTTCCTGATCCATCAGGTCTCCACTCCCATATTGGGGTGCCCTTAGACTCTAGATGACGAGCTACAAATCTTGGTAACATGTACTTCTCACCATGAAACATCGTAAAAGTAGTTTGATTTAATGTATTTCCATAGGGGAAACGAAGTTCGGTCCCTGGTTCTTCTAAATTGTAGAACTCATACTCACAAATTTCTCTTAGAAACTTCTCTTCTTTCTCACTTTTAGGCTGATCGCCAAGAATTGGAAGAGCTGATAGTTTTTCTTTTGGAACCTTTCTTTGTCTTACTTCACTCATTTACTTTCTCCTTTTAAATGGAGGGACACTAGGTGCCCCAAACCATATTTTTTATACTACAGAGTTATCGCCAAAAACGATAGCTACCATTGATTCTGAATTACCACCGACAGCTGATGTGCCAAGTGTTAATCCACGAATTGCTTTGTTCTCAGTTGGTACAGCTTTACCATCTGTGTCTGTTACACGTGTTACCACTCCTCCTGAAACCCAAACGCTATAACCCGTCACAGAAGTGTTTTCAACTAATGTAATTGAGGTCGCGGTAACAGATGCGATAGTGAACGTATTGTTCAAGGAAGCGGTTCCCGATCCATCGTCTGCTAGTTCAGCAACCTTGACAGTGTCACCGGCTGCAAAGCCAAATGTAGCTGTATCGTTGACTGTGATTACACCAGGGTTGGCATTTGTGAAACCACTAATTGTGGCTCCATATGCTGATCCCTGTGCCAGTACAGTAACCCCATTCGTTGTAGTGTACGCGGGTACGCCTACATTGAATATTGAGGCTGCTGCCATATCTGCTGTCCAAGCCAAAGCTGCGGCAGTTGTCAAATTGAATATATCAATCTTAGCAACTTGAAATCCTACGTCCAGATTCCTTGCGACTGCTGTACTTGGGTTGGTCCATGAGAACCTTTTAATCTGACTCATATAAAATTGTCTCCTTGGAGTTAATGCTTGCTTCTGTGTCTTTTTGCATGGCAGTTTTTACACAACCAGTTAACTCCATTAAAATTGTTAACTATGCGTACTTTCAAGATTCAACATAAATGAATCATTTAGTATCCGAGCAACGAAGGGGTGTTGCCAGCCAACTGACCCTCTTTGGTGAAGCGGATCGGCAGCACCTGCAGAGCCAAGAGGTTCAATGTAGAACTCTCCACTTTCGCTTCCCAAATGCACGACTGCATAAGCTTCTTTACCAACAATCATGTTGTTATATACAGGCGTTGCAGCACTACTTACGCTGCCGACAGATGTATATAGCCAACGTACGTTAGATGTGGATCCCCACTCGTTGTCCAAAACTCTTGAATTGTTCGGATAGTTTGCAGAGCTTAAGAAGTTACTTACAGCTTCCAAATCATCAAGCAAATCAGTATCTATATAACCGAAAAATGCGGGTCTTACTGCCGCTGTACTAAATGCGTCGGTACCGGAAATTACAGCTGAAATCATATCAGCATCGTTACCAAGTAAAGTTTTGATAGCTATATCGATATCAGCCTTACTGAGTTCCGTTGGTGTACCTCCGTTTACCCCGTTAGCACACTGTAGTACTGAACTTGTGGATGCAAGAACGTCTCTTGTTACCTCATCCATTGTTTGCGCTAGATTCTGCGCAAGTAGTCTAGCAGATTCATTTAAGCATTCTGTTACTTTCGGCTTAGCTATGCCTACTGACCATGCTTCCATGGCGGGGTGAGTTCTTCGACTCTCCCTCTCTATGTCTCCATAAAGTTCAGACTGTCGCATCTTATTAAAATAATAAGTT